ATGAAACTATCAATAACAATTAAATACACGAATGGCGAGGAAGTCGCTTACAACGTCGGATTGCCCGAATGGGCAAAATGGGAACGTAAGACTGGCAAATCAATCTACTCAATGAAAGACATTGCCGCTTACCAGCAAGCCGACTTCCTTGACCTAGCTTATTTCGCCTACAAGCGAGAAGCTGCAGGAAAGCCGACAAAGTCTCAAGAGGTTTGGGAATTGTCAGTTGAAGAAATGATGATTGGAGATGAAAGCCCAAAAGCTTCGACGCTGGAAGCATAAACCGACTCATAATTGAGTTGGCAATTGCAACTGGCATACCAATGAGCGAATGGACGGACATCGACTCAGTATTAACAGCGATTGAGATATTGAAGGAGCGCAAGGGTGGCAGATGAGCCGATTTCATACGACCGCCGCGAATTGCGCTCCATTATCTCAGCGTTTAAAGCGATGGACGATGAAGCAACAGACCAAGCAAAACGCGAGAGCTCTGCGTTGGCTCAATACGCTGCAAATGAAGTTCGAGCTTATGGCATTACGCGCACTTTTGGACAAGCAGTTGTTGACCGAATCACAAGCGGAGTCCGAGTATCTAAGTCATCAAAAATTGGAGAACTTAGCTACGGTTTTGCCAGTCAGCGCTTTTCTGGTGGTGCATCGACAAAAGACCTCTGGGCGGGTTATGAGTTTGGAGCTAATAGGTATCCTCAGTTCCCAAGACGTACACCCCGAAAGGGTCGCGGCAATGCTGGATACTTTATCTACCCAGCATTGCGCAAGATTCAGCCTGAATTAGTCAAAAAATGGGAAGAAGCATTTTCCAAGATTTTAAAGGAGTGGGATAAGTAATGGCAGGAAGTAGAACGCTTAAACTTTCCATTCTTGCAGACGTTGACAACCTAAAGAAAAACCTTGACGTAGGCTCAAAAGAAGTTGAAGGGTTTGGCGGCAAGCTTGAAAAGTTTGGCAAGGTAGCAGCCGCTGCATTTGCTGCCGCTGCCGCTGCCGCTGCCGCTTATGCTGGCAAATTAGCTATTGAAGGCGTTAAAGCTGCAATTGAAGATGAAGCTGCTCAGCAGCGTTTGGCTAATGCATTACAAAATGTTACAAACGCAACAGACGCTCAGATAAAGGCAGTCGAGGAACAAATCCTTAAAACATCACTTGCCACTGGCGTTGCGGACGATAAATTACGTCCAGCATTGCAGCGCTTAGCAACGGCAACAGGCTCAGTAGAACGTTCGCAGGAATTATTGACTTTAGCCCTTGACGTATCAGCCGCAACAGGAAAAGACGTCGAAACAGTTTCCAATGCACTTGCAAAAGCTTATGAAGGAAATACTTCGTCACTGGCTCGCCTCGGTGTTGGCATCAGCGCAGCTGAAGCAAAGACTTTAGGTTTTGAAGGAACAGTAAAGGAATTAGCAAAAACGTTTGAAGGTTCAGCAACCGTACAAGCAAATACGTTTGAGGGTCAGATTGCACGACTCAAAGTAAGTTTTGATGAAGCAAAAGAATCAGTTGGCGCTGCATTACTTCCAGTCTTACGCCAGCTATTGGATTATTTTGTCAATGTTTTAATCCCTAAATTTCAAGAAGCAAAACGCGCTGCAGTTGACCCAATTATAAAAGCATTTCGTGACAACGAAGAAGCGTTACGTGATTTGTGGGCTTTTGTTAAAAACTTCCTAATCCCTATTTTTGAAAATGGTTTAGTCGCAGCCATTAAGGCAGTTGGCGCAACTATTGCTGGAATTATCACAGTAATTGCAACAGTTACCAGCAAGGTAAAAGAATTAGCCAACGACGTTATTGATGCGGTAAATAAAATTATTCGTGCTTACAACGCTATTCCTTTGTTGCCTAACATTTCCACCATTCCAAAAATTGGAACAAGCTCAACAATGACTGGCAGTATCCCCACAGCTAATTTACCTTTTGGCGGCGCAACTTTAGGCGGCGGTTCAACAGGTGGAGGAACTGGTGGTTCAACTGGCGGCGGCTCAACTGGCGGTGGAAGTACAGGTGGAAGCACTGGAAACATTCCAACAGTAACTGGAATTATGCCCACATTTCCTACAGGCTTAGGTGCTGGCATCGGCATAACAGCTGGAAGCGGTTTCAACCCTTCTGGTGTTCGCGCAGGTGATGAAAAAGGTAGCGTGATTATTAATGTCAATGCACCTAGCGCAATTGATGAAGAAGGCTTTACTCGCGCAGTTGTTTTAGCTTTGAATAACTCAACAAACCGTGGCACTACTGGAGCGGGCGACCTTAGAACGAGCGCACAAATCTTATGACGGCTTGGACACCCGTTTGGCGCATTAAAGCCAATGGCACCGAAGTAACATCGGTTACGCTTGCCAATCTCAGCATCACCAGCGGTCGAAGTGATATAAATACGCCAACCCCAGCTGGCTATTGCCAGTTACAGCTTATTAATACCGACGAAACCGTTTACGGCTTCACAATCAATACTTCAATTACAATCGAAGTCCAAGACTCTAACGGCGATTATGTTGCAATCTGGGGCGGGCGCATTTCTGATATTCGACAAGTTGTGACCGTAGGTGGAGAAATTGCATCGCCAACGGTTATCAATATAACGGCAGTAGGTGCGCTTGCAAGACTACAAAGAGCTATCTTTGACGGGAATTTAGCTGAAGGATTAGACGGCGCACAAATCCAAGACCTATTGGACGATTTGTTGCTCAACAGCTGGAACGAACTTCCTCCCGCTGAAACGTGGAATACCTATAACGCCACCGAGACTTGGGCTAATGCTTCAAATATCGGATTAGGAACAATCGATGCTGGTGACTACACAATGTCATCACGTCAAATTACCGACCAAGTTATTTCTAACATCGCGAATCAAATTGCTTCTTCCGCGCTGGGTTATCTATACGAAGATGCCAACGGGTTAATCAATTATGCAGATGCTTCACATAGACAAGATTATTTGACCGCGAACGGCTACGTGGATTTAGACGCTGGGCAAGCAATCGGTTCTGGTATTGGTGTAGTTCAACGGCAGGGTGACTTAGCGAACAAAGTTGTCATCGACTACGGAAACAATTTCAATTCCCAATACACAGCACAAGACACCGAGTCACAAGCGACTTTTGGCGTTTATGCAGAACAGTTTTCCAGCTACCTCAAAAACACCGCAGACGTCGAGGATATGGGCGACCGCCTAATTCAGCTACGCGCTTACCCACGCTACAAATTCCAGTCAATAACCTTCCCGCTTCAGAATCCAGAAATGGACGACGCAGACCGCGACGCCCTGCTAAATGTATTTATGGGGCTGCCTATCAGAATTTCAAACCTACCCCCACAAATGCTCGGTGGCGAGTTTACGGGTTACGTCGAAGGCTGGTCTTTTAGGGCATCGGTAGGCGGTCTTTACATAACCCTCAATGCTTCACCAACAGAATTCTCAGCGGTCGCGCAACGTTGGGAGCAGGTCAACGGCGCGGAAACTTGGAACTCGATTTTGAACACGCTAGAATGGCAAGACGCGATAGGAGTTATTAGCTAATGGCAACAACGACCAATTTTGGGTGGGAGACCCCAGACGATACAGACCTTGTTAAAGACGGGGCTCTTGCAATGCGCACGTTGGGCAATGCGATTGATGCTTCTATGGTTGACCTTAAAGGTGGAACAACAGGTCAAATCCTCAGCAAAACTTCAAACACCGATATGGATTTCACTTGGATTACTAACGACCAAGGAGATATTACAGCGGTAACAGCGGGAACTGGTATTAGTGGCGGCGGAACAAGCGGTGCTGTGACAATTACTAACTCAATGGCAACCGAAATAACCGCAGCTGGAGATATAATCGTCGGCACGGGTTCTGGAACTTTTGACAATTTGCCAATTGGAACGACAGGACAAGTTCTAACTGCTGACACAACAGTCTCGCCTTATAAAGTTAAGTGGGCTAATGCAGCTGGCGGAGGTAAAGTTTTACAAGTTGTTCAAACAACAAAAACTGATACTTTTTCCACAAATTCTACTTCCTATGTTGACATTACAGGATTCAGCGCATCAATTACGCCGTCTTCAACTAGCAGTAAAGTTTTGGTTTTAGTCAATTGTGGAATCATCGGTTGCAGTAACGATTGGGCTATTCAGTTACAAATTTTGCGTGGAAGTACCGCGATTTTTAGTAATACCTCTGGTGGCTCATCTGATACCAATGATGCTTGGCACGCTTCCGGCGCTCTAAGTCCAGCGAATAATCGAATTGTGGCTGGCGCGCATATGTCGTATTTAGATTCTCCTTCTTCTACTTCTTCTCTAACATACAAAATTAGAATGTTGTCTGGAGATTCTGGCACAACGGGTTATCTTAACCGCTGGGCGTTAAATTCCGACTTGGGGTCAGTTTCCTCTATTACATTGTTAGAAATAGGTGCATAATGAGACACGATGCAATTTATAAGGCTTATCCGCAAGTGGTCGTTATTGATGATGGCGCGGGTGCTTTTGATGCTGAAGGTAATTCCGTATTAATTGACGCGGAAAAAGTCAATGAAGCAGCCGTCATTATTGATACAGAGGCAACTAAGAAAAAAGCCGAAGCTGAAGCAAAATTGGAAAAATTGGGTTTAAGTATTGAAGATTTGAAAGTTTTGGGTCTTGCCTAAACTTTGCAAAGCTGGCGTTCAATTGCGCGAGCAAATTGACGACTTATATTTAGAGCGTGACCGTCGCAGTGACGGTTGGATAGGCGACACCCGCCATTCAGCCCGCAAAAGCGACCATAACCCCGACAAGTCGGGAATTGTGCGCGCGATAGATATTGACGCCAACCTTAATGCACACCCAGAAGAAGTTTTTGATTTAGTAGAGAAAATTAGAAAATGCGCAAAACGTGGGGATAAACGTATTGCTTATGTAATCCACGACGGCAAGATTTCTAGTCCGATGCTCAATTGGAAGAAAAGGAAATACAAGGGTGCGAACCCACATCGTTCGCATTTCCACGTGAGCTTCACAACCTTGGGAGACAAAGACGGCAGTTGGTTTGACCTAGAAGGAGAGAGAGTCAATGGAAGAATTGAAGATGATGGCGGGCAGCTGGCTAAAGACGTTCTTGGCGGCAGCTCTGGCAACTTATCTGGCAGTCGGTTGGGACATCGAAGCGATTGCAAATGCAGCTGCAGCATCAGTCTTGCCTAGCATAATTAACTGGCTCAACCCAAGCTATACACGCTACGGCAAGGTTCGTTAATGAACTCGGTGAACTGGGGCGACTTGGCGGCTATGTCCGCAGTAGTTGCGGCAATCCTTACTGGATTGGTTTACATAATCAAGAAGGAAACCGCCCCACTAGCCGACCGTATTGAAAAACTTGAAGACACAAACCTTGAAATGCTAGGAATCATCAAAGCTCTGGCTTTATCCTTTAAGTCACAAAAGGGAGCAAAAATTGTCAACAAGAAAACGCGTCGCTAAGAAGTCAAAGAAGGTGGCAAAACGCCGCCGCACGACAAAAGAGCCAGCGCTAACAAAGCTTGATTTCTGGGCTATTGCAGCCAATGAAGTGTATAAAGCTTGCCGCAATGCTGGAATGGACGAAGGTACCGCTCTTGCTTTTGCAATGGATAGAAGCTCTTATCCCGATTGGATTGTTGACCCCAAAGACCCTATCCGAAACCCGTTGGACGATTTCGACGAGGAAGACGAAGACTAATTTTTACAAAAGAGTCGGAACTATTTGAGGCGATAAAGACCCTCGTTCCAGACCTAACCCCGACAAGCCAGTCAGACCGCTCGGACGGCTACTCCCGCTCTTTCCAGCTCATTCTTGAGCTCAAATGCCGCCGCACTCACTACGATGAATTAGTCATCGAAAAGCCGAAGTGGCTCTATTTGACCCGCAAAGCGGCTTTAAACGGGCTTACAGCCTTTTACATTTGCTCGACACCTAAAGGGGTCTATGAGTGGAATTTGACCGCCCTAGAAGCCCCAGAATGGCAAATAAAGGCAATGCCAGCGACAACCGATTTCCA